TTAATTTAATTTAACAATAACCTGCCCACCTGTTAAAAGTGAACTATTGAATTCTAACTCTAAGCCAGTTGTACCTTTAGGAACTTCTACTACATATACTCCTGTTAATTTTCTTCCTGGACCAACATTACCGTCTAATTGTCCGGCATTAGCTGCAGTTTGTCCTGTTAAAGAGTATTCGCAAGCTCGTCCATCTTTATCTACAACCTTAAACATTAGCATTGAAGAAATTGCCTGCTCTTCTTTTGATATGTTTTCCACGGTACAATCTACAGCAACAAATTCATTACCATCTTTAGGTTTAGCAAAATCATTACCTTTAACTGTATATACTTTATTCACAGTTATTTTAAAGTCCTTTAACTGAATAACATCTCCTACCTTAAATGTTTTAGTTTCAACTTTATTATTTTCAGTATTAGATGTTGAAGTTGTTGCTGTACTATTATTCTCTCCTACCTTTTTAGGTTCATTCCCTCCACCTGTTGCAGCTATTCCACCAATAATAACTAAAGCTAATAATACTGTTATTATTTTGTGTTTCATAAAGAAGTTCCGTTGATCCTTGCCACAATGAGGGCACTTCTTAACTCCTTTAGAGATTTCTTTACCACAAGCTTTGCAGTTTGTTAATTTACTCATATCTATCACTCCTACCACTTAAAATTTCATTTATATTTTACCATTGTATTTCACATAGAACAATTATAATAGCATTACAAAATTCAACATAAGTTATAAAAATTATGTTGAATTTTGTAATAGAAATCCTTCAAAAAAAAATAAAACCCCAGGGGAAAATCCCTGGGGTAAATGTTACTTTATTAATAATTTTTGACCTGGATAAATTAAATTAGGATTTTTTATATTATTTTTTTTAACCAAATCATTTACTGAAATATTATACTTATTTGCTATCTTTGTAAGATTATCTCCAGACTTTACTATATAATAAGTAAGTTTTGCATTTTCTTTACTTGTACTATTTAATTTTAATTTTTGACCTGGATAAATTAAATTAGGATTTTTTATATTATTTAATGAAACTATTTTATCTATAGTTGTATTATATTTTTGGGAAATTTCATATAATGTATCTCCAGCTTTAACTGTATAAATAAGCATTGGAGTATTATTGTTTTTAGTAATATTTTGTTTTGTTGATAATAAATTAATTTCTAATTTGTTATTTTTATTTATTATATCTGTATAACAATAATTTAAATCTACATTACCATTTATTCCTGCTATCTTTCCATTACTTGAATATTGCCATATATCATATCTATTATTATAATCAAGCCTATCATTGTATCTTGCAATCCATATTTTATGTTCTAATAATTTATCTATAGCAAGTTTATTTTCAAACCAATATTTATTTGCATAAACCATAGTTTTATATCCTGCAGACTTTACAACATTTAAAAATGTATTTGTTATGTCAGTAAGAGTATCTTTGTTTAAATTTTCAAGTGATTTATCTTCAATATCTACAGCAAGCGGATATTCAAACTCATGTCCTGTTATAGTATCAATAAAATGTTTTGCTTCAATTTCAGCTTCTTGAATGGATTTAGCGTAACAATAGTGGTAAGCACCTACATGTATACCTGCTTTTTTAGCTCCTTCAATATTAATTTGAAAACATGGATCAACGCTTTCTTTGCCATAACTTGCTCTTATTATTGCAAATTCTATACCATCTTTTTTCACATCTTCCCAATTAATATTCCCCTGCCATTTTGAAACATCTATTCCTTTAATAAGCATAATGTCTCTCCTTTTTAAGTTTTTTAGTTTATACTGTCTTCTTTAATTTCTTTTTTGTTACCTTCTTTGAGTTGTATTAACATATCTTTTAATTTATCCGGAACTGGTACACCTGCTTTTGCAGCATTCTCTAATATACTTATACCTTCCATGCTAGCATAAAAAAATATAACTAAACTTCTAACTATTCCATTGGCACCAGTTATATTATCTATAGATACTCCTAATGCAACAATTATAAGTATTATAACTTTCTTCCCAAGCCCTCTAAATCCTATTGCAGAACTTATTGTTTTATCTCTACCTGCACAAATTAAACCGGAGGCATAATCTAAAACCATTAATAATAATAATGTTTTAAAAGCCATATCCCAACCTCCAAAAAAATAATTTGTACAAGCTCCAAGACTTGCTATAACAATACTAGTAATTTTATCCCATGTAAAATCTTTTACCATTTTTCACTCCTTCTTTCTTTTTTAGTATAAACAATAAAAAATAAACCAACTTTAAGCAGTACATTGCTGAATGTAAAAGTTAGCTGTTTCTTGTGGTATTGGCATTGGACACCTCCTGATTAATTAATTGCAAAATAAAAAGACCAACTAAGGTCTTTCTTTTCCCGTTACGTAAAAATTTTTTAATAATAATCATAAGCAAAATCTATAAGGTCAATCTCAAATGTATATTGTATTTTCATAGTATTCGCATCCGTTTTTTCAACTGGCTGTGCAAGCTTTGTATGAGCACCGCAAGGTTTTGATAGTGATAGATGATAGATGCCAAAATATACATAATCACTGTAAGAATATATATACATTGAAATTGACTTGTCAGTTCCAATAATCGGATATGCCACTGAATCAGAACCTTCAAAGGTAAAATATTCTCTGTAAGCTTCCACAAGATTGCCTTCAGGAGTAATTACTTGACAAAAGCCTGTCCCCCCTTGCGTTCCAGAATAATATAAATATATTCTATTTTTTGTTCTATAATTTAAATTACGTAAATAACACCTTCTTTCGATATTTCCACTATTCATTCCCTTTGAAGCAAACCATGTAGAACTTCCTATTTTAGGTTTCAAATTCAATTCACTTGTTAAATTACCGTTTATATCTAACCTTAAAAGCCTATTAGTATAAACTGTTTCATTATATTGGGTATCTGTTCTTGAATTATACCCATATATTTCTATATATCCCTCTCCACTCATTAAAGGATTTATCGTATAAGCAGTATAATTAAAATTAGAATTATATGCATCTTTGAAATTTGTTGTTAAATTTATAGGACCAACAGTTGACAATAATACCCCTACATTACTCCATTTGTAAATTTTTAAATAATAGTTGGGAGAGCTATAGTATATATAAACCCCTACAAAATAATCTATTTCTCCATTTTCTTTATATACAGGAACAACATCATGTAGCTCGTTTGAATTAAATGCACCACCTGATGAATTTAATAATTTTACTGCATTTGTAAAATCAACATAATAATCTAAATTTAAATCAATTGGAACATAAAGCTGATGACCTTTTAGGCTCTCTGGAAATTGAATATAGTTAGAATCAGTTGCACTAGTATTAGTTCCATCAAGTAGAGCATACCCTTTATTATAATCGTTAAACCTTAATGCTTTTCTAAAATATCCGGAAGAAGCTCCTCTGTAAAAAATATTAATTATTGACCAGTATTTCTCTTTGTATAAGTTTTGTTTAGCATAAACAGTTCCATCTCCATTATTTCTTCCAAATATGGGTGGTCCTATATAAAATTTTTCTCTTTCCGAAGGTTCAGCTCCCCAATATATAGATTCAAATCTTCCATTTGCAGCATGTGTTGGAAAGTCAAATACAAATGTAGTCCTTATTTTCCCATTAACTATTTCCATTTTACTTTCCAACTTATTTATCGTTCCTCTTAAAGTATCCGTTCCTGAATATTCAGTATTTCTATAAGCATAGCCTATTATATTTCCCGTTACTTTTTCTGTGTTTGCTGATTCAGGTTTTGTGGAGTCAGTAAGATATATACATTCAAAATTATCGTTAAATTGATCCTGGCTCCTCGTATTTATCCCCATTATTCCACCAGCAAAATGTCTTAAAAACATGTCCTTAAAAAACAAATCAGGAATAATGTTTTCTGTATATGCCTCCTTTACTTTCTTATTTGTTTTTGCATCAAACACTTCAACTAAAACTTTACCTTTTATGCCTCTATCATTCTTAAACTTTGTTTCTTTAAAAACTGTGTTATTTAAAAAATCTTTGTTGTATGAAACAATTTCTCTCAAATTATCACCTTCTTACGCAAACATGATTTTTATTTTCTTTAACTTACATACATCATCTAATGTAGGCTTGTAAAAAATATAGGCAAATCGAATTGTTCGACTGGATGTTAATAACTGATTTAACTGACTATAATTTATTTGGTTTAAATTATTTACATCTATGCCTTGAGATAAAAATTCTTGTAAATCATTTATATCAATTACTTCAAATGAGCCGCTTGTTTGATTAAATGTATAATATAAATTTCCACTATCAAAACTTATCGCTACTTTTATTGCTCCGTTTGTTGATATTGGATTTCCGCTTGAATCTCTTCTAACAAAACTTGTATCAGTAGTTATGCTTGTGATATTTCTTCCAGTAGGTATTAAAAAATCAGAGTTTTGCTTCATTACTTTAGGTTTACTTGTTACAACTTCCTTAGTTTCTAAAATATATTTAGTAGGATTTGATTTCTTGTCATAATCATCTGTGTAATAATATATTTTTGCATTTTCAATAAGTCCTGCATAACTTTGTGGGATTGTGTCCAAACCATAATTTAAAAAAATCTCTTCAGTTAAAGGCAAGTCGCCAATTTTATTCCAAGAGCCACTAGTATATGTTTTTATTCCTTCATCATCAACCATAAGGTATTTTTCATTTGTCGAAACGTAATTTGAATCGTAATATATCGTATAGTTTTTACCATCTGCAGTTTCAGGAAAAAATATTAAAGATGAACCATTATTTAATGTTAAAGTTTGAGTCCCTATATTAGGATTTTCAAAACTGTTTGTCCCTGTGTTTGGTATTTTTTCAACTACAAGTCTTATAACACCTGTTTCAAACAAGGTTAATTCCCATATTAAATCATTAGCACCCCAACTCGACCATACTGAGTTTCCTTCAAACCTTATTCTAAAAGTTTTTTTACCACCTTCAATTTCTGAGGTATAATATAATTTATTATAACTTGCATCTCCTCTATTTATTTTTAAATGTTCCGTTGCTGAGCCAAATCCTACCCATGTATTACCTGACGTTCTTAATTGCCTTACTACGGAACCGTTATAATAAAAGTCAAAACCCATATCAGGGAGTGTTACTGTTGAATCGTCATTATTACTTCCAAATAAGGTCATTCCAGTATTCCCTTTAATTTGTGCTGGAGTTGATATTATCCCCATTTAATCACCGCCTTACACTTCTTTTATTGCTGCATTTATTGATACTAAACTGTTATATTCTTCTCTATTTGCAAGATTGACACCATAAATTACACCATTCCCTAATGTGCTTTCAAAAATTCCTTGATTTATATATTCTAATTCCTTAATTGTTGCTCTTTCATAACTTATATATGTTCCATCTGCCTGTTTTTCAAAATCCAAGTCAAAATTAATCCAGCTGTCAAAATCATAATCAGACATTTTATATCTTGAAAAAGTTTCTGATATTCCAACAGATGCTTTTGAAATATTTAAATCTATCAAACATTCCAATGATTTAGCCAAGTAATCAGCATATGAATTTGTCTGCACTATGTTAGGTTTAATATCATTTATTAGTTTTTGAACACTTGTAAGGACTATATCTTGCTTTTGCTGTTCTATCTTATTTAAAAACCATTCATATAAGAATGCTTGTAAAACTTCTGCTCTCGGAAGTTTTGGACTTAATCCACCTTCTAGGTTTCTTCCTTCAATTGTTACCTGAAGGTTGTTTTTCTCAATAGTAAAGGTTCCATTTGATGTTTGCATTTCTATAATAAAAGCATGCTGTCCTGCTGTAACCTGCGGCATCGAAAGTGTAACGTTTATGATATTATCCCCTGATGCAACCTTTTGAGTTGGCTTTAAATCATAATATTTATTATCCAATGAAAAGAAAATGCTTAATGTTAAATCACTACTTGCCTTGCCTGATATTACTATGTTAGAAGTTAAATTAGTATCTGCTGAAACTGAAAAACCTATCACCATCGCCGCATATCTTATGGTTGTTATATTTAATGTATCAGCGTTTCTTTTTAGAATAAGCTGATTTTGGGAACCTGTTATTTTACTTTCTATCTTTTCAAGCATTGACTCAAAATCAAGTTTATTTATTATCGTATTTAATGGATTCCCTAGTTCTATTTTTGTATTAATAGGATTTAAAAGGTCAATTCTTTTCTTTATAACCCTAAGCTTTGCTGTTATTCCTAATAGTTCATGAAGAACTTTTACTTCATCTCCAAGATTAACTTCTGTAAGATTCTTGTAGTTTTCATATTCTTTTATCTTTGAAAGTTCTAAAAAATCCACTTCTATGTTTATAAAAGGATTTGATGCTTTCTTTATATATTCCTTTCCTAAGTTTCTTAACTCTTCAACATCCCCTGTATCAAATTCAACCTTTTTAACTATTGGATATGGCAAAATCTTAGCAACCTCACCTTCAGCCTCAATATATCTTTCAGGAAGAACTAAATTATCCTTCCCTATTGGATATATCTTTGTTGCAAAATCATTAGTATCAATTATTGCCCTTATTCCTTTTATGTTTTTTCCATACTTTATTAATATCCCTGAATTAGTTCCTAATTGCTTAAGTATTTCAATGTTGTAATTATCTCTTTCTATTTCTCCGCCATATTGCTGGAGTATCTTAAAAAAGGTCTCAAGTGCATTTGCATTTCTTATACTAAACGGATAAATATTCTCCTCTGGTGCTGTAAATTTAAATACTGCCTGTGCCTCAGGTGGGATTGTTCCTTCTATTGCTTCTTTCATATTAGCATTAACAAGTGTTGCCGCTTCTATAAAATAAAAAGTAAGGTCGTAAAATATATGTCTTGCCCATACCTTTATCTTTCCTATTTTTTCTCCTTCTCTTTCAACCTTATATATCCTAAAAAGCTGACCTAAAGCCTTTATTATATTAAACTCGACTAAGTAGTTTGCTTTCTTAGAGTTCGCTGGGTATTCTAAATATAAACTGTATTCACCATTTAGTTCTTCTGTTATTTCAGCTACTATACACTCATCTAAAACACCAAGTCCTATATTTTCAAATTCACCCTTTTTAGTCTTTTTGTCATAAACACAAATCACTACAACCACCGCCAGTTAGGTAAGATTTCAATTTTTGAAACATTTCCTGTCCATTCAACTAAATTATTCCCTGACTTTAGTATTGGGAAACTACCATTAACCTTTGAGTTTAAGTTATTAAGGTTATCATCATAGCAGTCATAAAGAGTGGAATCAACTATTATTTTATTTGATAATCCGTTTATTTTTATCTCATTTCCATTTATTTTTAGCGTTATATCACCCGTTCCATATACATATATTTTAGGCATACTATATATTGTTCCTGGATTTATTAAATTAGTTCCGCTTTGAGTTATTGTAATTAAAGTATTATCTACAGAATATTTAAAAGGCCTACAATTAAAAATAATTAGGAATTCGCTTATATAATTCATAATTTGCTTGAAATCTATTGAATTAACTATTTGTGCTTTATATTTTTTATCATTTTGAAAACTAAATATTAAATCATTTTCTCCTGCTCCGTAAAGCCAAGCTTTTATTTCATCTATCTTTTCCAATATATTATCCCCAGTAATTGCACATTCAATTGTTATCGTAATATCTTCATAGGTTCCTTCATCATACCTTAAACTTGAATCTCTACCTGGAATATCAATAGCTGATACTCTTCTTTTTGGAGATGGAATGGTAGGTCTTGTAGAAATTAAAATGCCATAGTCTAAATAGCTATCTCTGCCTGCAAAATTAAAGCTAAGCATTACCTTCCACCCCTTCCAAGTGCAATTCTTTGTCTATAAAACTCAAGTTCATAGGCAAGCTTTTCTATATCCTTATCAGAATTATTATAAAAGTTTTCTATGTGAAGTGTTATTCCGCTGGTGTTTCCCTTTGCCTTTTCAATTGCTCTTGCCATAAGTTCATCTAATCTATCTATAGGAAGTACAGCTTCAGTTCCTGCCTCACCGACACCAATAATGCTGGGTCTATTAAAAATACCTCCTGTTGCATACCAATTAACGTCTAAATGAGGAACACTTGGTGGATTTAAACTGAATTTACCTGTAATGTTGAAGTGCGGCAGCTTTATTTTAGGTATTTTAAAGTCAAACATATCAGATAGTTTTTCTTTAATAGAACCTGCTATGCTTTTTATTTTCGCAAAAATTTCTCCCAATTTTCCCCCTGTTACGCTGTTTAAAAATTCAAATCCCTTACTCCATACTGCTTTATATCCCTCAATGTAAGTTCCTATAATTCCTTTTATCCCACCACCATGTTCATTTATTGTATTTTTTATGTTATTCCATACATTAGATGTTTTGCTTTTTACATTTTCCCATGCATTTGAAATATTTTCTTTTATGGAGTTGAATTTTGATGCGATATTTTCTTTTAAATTATTTAAAGATTCTTTTATTTTATCCCAATTTTTTATGAGCAAAACTCCAGCTGCAATAATACCTGTAATAGCTAATATGGCTATTCCGACAGGCCCAGTTAATGCAGTAAAAGCACTCCCTAAAACTGCAGATGCACCACCTGCTGTAGCCATAGCACCAGTAAGTGTACCAAAGGCAGTTGATATTGTTCCAACTGCTGATATAAGGTTACCAATGAACAGTAATAAAGGCCCTATCGCTGCAACTACCCCTGCAAATACAATAATGATTTTCTTTGTATGTTCATCTAATCCAGCAAACTTTTGTATCATTTCGTTTAGTTTAGCAATCATTGGTGTTATAATTGGCAATAACTGTTGTCCAAATGTTTCAGCAAGCTGTTTTAGGCTCTCCCTAAATATTCTCATTTGGTTCGCTGTGCCTGCTCCTGTTCTCTCAAAATCTCCGTGAGCGTTTATTGTTTTTTCCATTACATAGTTGTATCTTAGTTGAACTTTTTCAGCTTCTGACATATCTTTTACTCGTGTTTTTATTCCTTTTGATAGTGCAAATTCTTGAAGGTTAGCTTCTGTCATTACTATCCCTAATTTTTTGAGTGATTCAGTTTCGCCCGTGAAAATCGATGTTAGAGCTGTGTTTGCTACATCAATTGAGATATTTTTAAAACTCGCTAAGTCCCCAGCAAGTCCTACAAGCTTCGTAGACATCTCAGCCGCTTGTTTTGTGTTTAGGCCCATTGATGTTGCCATATCCCCAAATCCTGCAGCCATATCTAAGGCAGTTCCTTTTGCGATTCCAAATTTAGTTAATGTTGTATCTGACCATTTTTTTACTTCATTGGCATTATTTTTAAAAGCAACATCAACTTTATTAATGCTTTCGTTTAGATCAGATGCAAATTTTATTGCTGCCGCTCCAGCACCAACGATTGGTGCTGTAAGCTTCATTGATAGGTCCTTGCCTACACTTGACATCTTATCACCGACTGATTTAAGCTTTTCTCCGACTTCCTTTGCTTTTTCAGAGAGTTTTAACCAAGCGTTGCTTTGCTTTTCTATTTCTGATGTTGCTTGTTTTAATTCTGATTCCATTTCGTTTAGTTTAGCTTTTGCATTGTTCAGCTGTATTGTATATCCTTCAACTGCTTTTTGATTGTTCCTTACCTTCTGCTCCTGTTGGTCATATTCTTTCTTGAGTTTTTCATATTCTGCCTTGAGTTTTTGTGTTTCTTCTGCGTTCTTGCCAATGGTTTTCTCTGAATTTTTCCACGCTTGTTCTGCTTGACCAACTTTATCTTTTAGTTCAAGCATTTTCTTAGCATTATCATCAAGAGATTGTTTTGACTTGTTTAACTGCTCTTGGTATGCTTGAACTACTTTTCTTTGTAGTTCTAACTTTTGTGTTAGTGCATCTGCATAGTTTTTTAGTCCGTCAAGATTTTTTCCCCAATCCTTCATTCCTGCTGTGCTTGCCTTGAATTGCGACTGCACTACTTCCATTTCTCGTTTAAGATTTTGTATTCCTTGTTGAAACGAACTGTTATCCATCGCCAGCTTGACCGCCAAGGTCAAATCATCAGCCATTTTCTCACCACCTTTATAAGAAGGATATTTGGTCAGCGAATACTTCCTTCTCTTCTTCCTGTGTTTCAATACCTTTTACCTGTTTATGGACATCATAGAGTACCATGAGCTTTCTAGGTGTGCATCTCCAAAATTCGTCTTCTGACATTTTCAAAATATTTGTTCCCAAATAGTAAAGCCATGCCCAATCCCATCCTTTACTTTGAGATTGAGATTGAGCAGGCTCTATGCGTTTTTTTCTTCATCTACTTTTGGCATTGCTTCTGAAATTGCTTTTGATATTGCTGAAACAATCTTATTTATATTTGTCATGTCTATCATACTACCAACTTGCTTTATTGTTAGTTTTTCATCTTCGTGTATTAAGCCAGCCCATAGCATAGCTCTTATTGCCTTAATTGAACGGTTCTGCATTGCATTCATTGCAACTTGAAAATCACCATAGATTTCCTCAAGCTCTGCGAAAGCATTTAAGTCAAATTTTAAGTGTCTTTCTTTATCTAACATAATTGATATTAATTTAGCTTTTATATCATTTACACTCATTTTCTCACCTCATTGGTCAAGTTTGTTCCCGTTTAAAATCGTTTTAGAGTGACTTTTTTTAGTGTGGTAATACTTTTATACCTTAGAAATAGGGGCTATTAATTAAGCCCCTGCGTTTATCTTAGTTTCACTAAACCAGTCTGTTGCAACAAAGCCTGATTCGTCTTCGTCGCCAACAAGCTTCCATTTGCCGTCAAATATTCGTGCAACAAATGTTCCTGTAATTTTAGCAGTTTGAAAATTAGCCTTATCTTCTTTTGTTTTTGATTCATCATCTGGAATTTGGAATTTACCTTTTAGCAACCAGTAGTATCTGTATTTCCCGTTGGATTTCAAACTTCTCCATCCTATCGCAACGTATGGAGCAATATCAGTAACTTTTGCTTCAAGTACCCCCTCTGTTAAAGTATGTCCTAATATTTCAGATTGTACTGTTAAAGGTAAATCTGCCATTTCAATTTCGACTGTAATTTCACTAAGCTGACTTGTTGTTTCAAATGCTCCATCATCAGCGTATAGCGTTTGTGTATCTGATTTTGGACTTATCTTTGCAGAAATTGATCCTGATATCAGTTCAGGTGTTTCATATGTTACTCCCGTTGCATCATCTTTTGTTAATTTTGCATAATAAAGGTCTTTCATACCCATTTTAACTGCCATTATTTATCCCTCCAAATAATAAAATCTTAGTGCTTTATGATATATTTTTGTGTCATTTTCATACAGATCAATTGCAGACATAAAAGAAAAACCAGCTTGTGTCATAGCTGATTTTATCTGCTCTACAATAGTTGAATAATTTGATTTTGACCACAGGTCAATTTGAATATAATATCCTGTACCTTTCTGAATATCGTCAGCGAACAGTTCGCCATTTTCAAAGTAGCAGAAAAAAGTTATATATGGGTCGGTTGTACCTGTATAAATTTGAAAGGATACAGGAATATTTAAGGGCTTTAGTGCATCAATTACAGCTTTATTAATATTCATTTAAGCCCCAGCCCCTTTCTAAGTTCATCTTTCATTATTTCATATGCTTTATCTTTATTCTTAAGTAAAGCAGGTCTTAAAAATGGTCTTGCTGACATTTTTGAAGTCCCATATTCAATAAACTTCATGTAAAATATTTCTGATATATCGCTTTTATCAATACCTACTAATACATATTTTGTGTCTCCTTTTGACTTTGGTCTTCCTATCTTAAGTCCTGCTCTACCTTTCCCAGACCTATCTTTAAAAGCAGTTGTTGAAACTGCATCTTCTAAAATAGGTTCGGCAGCTTTTTTAAGTGCTTCATTTTGTATTCTTGAACTTCTTGGGCCTAATTCCTTAATTCTTTCAATTAATTCATTCATCCCTATTACTTCAACATCTACACTCATTCTTTTTCAACTGCCTTCCCCTTAATTTCTATAAATTCATTTCTGTATTTTATATTGTCTATTGAAATTATATTGTATAGCTTGTCCTGAAAAAAAATTCTCATATCATTTGTCAAATCTTTTCTGTATCGAATTGTGAACTTAACTGTATTTTCAGCCTGAACTGCCGCAGCTTGCCAGTATTCTCTGCCATAGAGATTTTCTACTGACGCCCATACTGTAGCTATATCCTGCCAATCTTGAGTTGCAAAACCTTCTTCATCAGTTATTTCAATATATTTTTGAAATGTTATTCTGTGCCTTAACTCCTCTATCTTCATTATAATACCTCTTCAGTAGTGTATTCTCTTGATAATGCTAAATGTATTTTTAACATATTATAACTTTCCCTATATCTTTGAGCTTCATTGTTATCAATACTATATTCAGCTTTACAAAATGTTTTTATGGCTCTGATTATAAGAGGATCAGTTTCAACTATTTTACTTCCTAATATTCCACTTAGTTCTAAATCAGCTATTGCAGCATCTATAGTATCTTGTATTTCTTCATCTAAAATATTACCATCTATTCTTAATGATAATTTAATCTTTTCTAACATAGATTTACTCCTTTATATAATTGAGGAAGGTAAAACCTTCCTCAATATTATACTTCTGCTTTTGATATTTTTACAAATGCTTCATTTAAAGCTGGTTTACCATCTACAACAGCTAATCCTCTGTATACAATTTTTCCGCTTTTGAATCCTGCAGATCTATCAGAAGATATTTCAGGAGTTTTGCTAAAATTCATATAATAGTAACTCATATCCCCAAGGATAATAGTATCATCAGGAACATAATCATCAAGTATTATAGGATATCCAAGTATAGTCATAGCAGCTTTATCTTGTGGGTTATATGCAAATATAGGATTTTTTTGTGCATCTTTAATTTTTCTTACTCCACCAAAAAGCATTTTTCTATTCATAACAAAAGTAGCATTATTATGATACATAGTTGGTAATAGAGTAAGGGCATCCATAAGATTATCATAATCAACAGAAGTAGTCCAAGTTGTTGAATTAGTAGCATCCCAAGTTACACCTGATAGAATACCAGTTGGTTGACCATTTCCAGTACCATTTACAATAGCATTTTCTATAGCTATACTTAGCTGTCTTCCTATTTCGCTAGCTATATATGTTTCAAATGCATCAATAGTCATTGCATCAGCAGCAGCTGAAATTTCTACAAGTTTAATTAATTCATAGCCACTAAGATTTAGTGCTGTTACAGTATCATCTTGTGGAGTTCCATCTGAACCTTCGGCTTTCCATGAAGCAGCATTTTTTGCATTAGAAATTACTAATGATAAATTACCTGGCATATATGATACATTTATTCTATCAAATAAAGCAGATGTCTGTCTTAATTTATCAATTATCATATTTAAAGTAGTAGTTGGAACAGCTCCAGCAGCACTATTTGTTGCAGTAGTTAATGCTCTTTGTTCTATATCTGTTAATTGTTTACCTTGTAATCTTTTTAAATAAGCACTTCTATATTCTTTAGATGATAATAATTCTTCCATAGTCATTGAAGAAATATCTCTTTTTTGTGTTATATTATCGGCAGGGTTTTCAATTTTTCTTCCTTCTATTATCCCATTATTTAAACCATTTAATATTTCTATTTTTTCTTTTAAACTTCTTTCTTCATTATCAAGTTTTTCAAGTTCAATTTTAATATCATCTAATTTTAAATTTTCGTCATTCCCTTCTAAAGCCTTTCTAATTTCAACTTTTCTATCTTCAATTTGTTTTAATCTTAATTCTATATTCATTATATAGTCCTCCTCTTATAAATAAGTTTTTAATATTAATTTTTTTCTTAATTGATTATTTTTTAATATCAATTCTTCTTTTGTTTTTAATTCTTCAATTTTATCTTTGCAACGCTTACCTATTACAGCTTCAGTATCAGGATAAGCTGGAGTTGTTACTATTGAAACATCATATAATTTTTTAATTTTATATATTGTTCTTTCATATATCTCTTCCTGCTCATTCCATACTATTTCATCTGCATTTTCATCTTTGGGATCTAAAGAAAAAGCAAAACTGCATTGGTTTATTACATTATTTCTTATATTTTCTTTTAGATCTTTTGCGTAGTTTGTATTAGTTGGTATGCATTTGAAATACAATCCTATACCATCAATTTTTAATTGTAAACTCCCAATTCCATTTTGAACTGTATTTCTTGCAAGTGGCATATTGATATCGTGATTAAATGTAGCTATAACATTTGACATATCACAATTATCAAGAGCATTAGGATCAATTTTTTCTCTCATAGGAAAATAATAACCTATAGTATCAGACCACTTATCAAATTTTAATGCATATCCTTCTATTGATTCTTGCTGATTATCATCTTCTTCTATGCTCCTAAGTTGAATCTGAGTTGATACTATCCGTATTTCCTTCTGTAAATCCTGTTCCATCATCTTCACCCCCTTCCACTCCTTGATATTTATCAGCTTTTGCAGCATTTACATAATTTAAACTAAGAATTCTTTTATCACCATCTTCAACAGGAGCCATATTAAGTATTTCTCTTGCTTCATTTATACTTAAAACTCCCATAGGCATTAATTCTTGAATTAATAATGTTTTAGTTTTATTGGAAGCATAAGCAAGTCTATTAGATTCAAAAATTATTTCATTACCAAATCCTTTTTCTCTATCAGAAAAAATTTTTGTAGTGAATTGTAAACTCATTTGAATAGCCAGTGGTTCTATTACGCTTTCATAAAAAGCATTCCATTCATCTTCCGTATAGTTACTAATTACAATGCTTTTACTTACACCAAAATACTTATAAACTTTTTCTTCAATTAGTGCCATTTGATTACCATCAATAAGCTTAGGTTCACTATTAAGTGGTATATAATCAGCTTTAGCATCAGTGACAGCTACACCACCATTATTTGTTATATCCATATATTCTGACATGAACTTATCTCTTTGTCTTTTCATATCACTTTCTTTGAGCATAGATGTAAATTTTAAAATTCCTCTCAAAGAAGCAGATGATTTTATGGCATTTATAATACCTTGATCTGTTGTATTTATAAGTTCTAACGTAGGATATAATGCATGATTATTTGTTTCTCCATAAAAATCATTTTTATAAAAAAATCTCCTTAAATGAATCAAATCCGTATATGGTAATGTTATTTTTTCTCCTCCAAAGAATGTGAATTTAGCATAAACTTCACCTTTAAATTCTATTAACTCCGTTGTGCCTGGATTAATAGGATAAAATCCTTTTATTCCTCCGTTGTTATCAGTATCTATATAAACAAAACTATTATTTTGCATATATAACTGTGTAATAATTTTATAGTAAAAAGTATACGCATCCATAAAAGGATTAGGTTGTACTTGTAATAAATTTTGTATATTAGAATCTTGAGGATTTACTTTGCCATTAATTCTTCGTATATGTTTAGGTTTTAATTTTGCTGCATTTCTTGCTATTGCATCAATTGCAGACCTAACTACATCAGAATTATAAGATTCATTACCAAATTGTGTGAATACAGGCACATAACCATTCATCATTTTAAGTTGAGTTGATTGCCCTATTGTTTGATTAGATTTATTACCAAATATCATGGTAAAAAGACTTCGTTTTTCTTTTTTCAAATTATCACCACCTTTCAAATAAAATAAAAAAACTATTGAAAAATATCAATAGTTAAAGTAAATTTTGATAATCACTATAATGTCTAAATAAAATTGTATATGCTATTAGCAACGAAACCATACCATCAATTCTCGCACTTTGATTAATTCCTTTTATTGGTCTTATATTATCATTTTCATCTTTTTTAACTCTAACATTAGTAAGGCACCATTTAAGAATAGGATTATTATTATAATTAATTTTATGCCCCATTAAATCCGCTTCTAATTCTTTCATTGGTTGACTTAAAGTTTGATAACCTTGCCTTACTTCTTCCATTTCAAATCCCTGATTTTTCATTTCATCTATCCAATATTTAGAATTCCATGGATCATATCCTATCCATAATGGTCTTATACCATATTTTTGATACATTTCATTAAACCAATTTGTTACATCAGTATAATTTACTTTATTGCCTTCACATGCTGTAAGTAAACCCTTATCACGCCATATATCATATGGTATTTTATCTTCATTAGCTCTTTTTTCAATATATTCATCCGGCATAAAATAATGCTGCAATACATATTTTTTATCGCTATTAGCTTTCATAATAATTAATGTTGCACAAGTTAAATCTGTAGTTGATGATAAATCAGCACCCCCAATAGCATAACTATCTGTTATATGTTCCATATCAAATGTTTCTGTATTATTTATATCTTCAAAACTTAACCAAGTATCACCTTGCGTTTCTCTTATATTAAAATCTTTACAAAGAAGATTTTTAACTAAGTTAGAATTTGCTTTAGCTTTATTAACTTTATTTTCTAGTTGATCTATTTTTTTTATAGTTCCTAAACCCGGATTAGCTTTAAACCAACATTCCGGATCTAACCATTCATCTCTATTGTCTAATTCATAAATTATAGGTAAAAATCTTTCGTTTTTATATCCTTCAACATCATCAAATCCATTTATAACTCTTTCAGCTTCATTATACTTTAAATCATATACACATTCTCTTACTACCCCAGCAGTAGTAGTTATAAATATTAAAGGTTCTTCTCTTGCAGTTGTACCATCTACTATAACATTATATAAATTTTGATCTGTCCATGCGTGAATTTCATCCAATAATGCTCCATGAACATTAAGACCATCTAAACTATCACTATCTCTTCCTAAAGGTCTAAAAAACGAATCGTTAAAATCGCTAACCATTTCAGCTACTAAAGTTTTTATCCTTTTCGATAATACTGGTGATTTCTTAACCATTCTTTTGGCTTCTAGCCATATTATCTTAGCTTGATCTCTCTTTGTTGCACAGGCATATATTTCAGCTCCAGGTTCACCATCTGCTATTTGCATATATAATCCAATAGTAGCTGCTAAAGTTGACTTACCGTTCTTTCTACCCACCACTAACATTACTTCCTGGTATTTTCTTGTACCATCTATTTTATGAACCATTCCAAATGTTGCAGCTACTAAAGCTTTTTGCCATAGTTCCAGTATAAATGGTTTACCTCCCATTTTACCTTTAGAATGTTTACAATAATTTTCTATAAATTCTATAGCATGGTTAGCTTTTTTAGGGTTGTATTCCCACTCGGAATAAGGGTCCATTATAATTCTTATAAGTTCTTTATATACTTTGTAAACTTTTTTGCTTACCTTTTCTTTATGATTTTGTATCCAATTCCAATATTCTACAATAGGATTATATGTTTCCTCATAAATTATTTTTCTTGTTTTCTTACTAATCATTTGCTATTCACGAATTCATCAAATCCGTCATCCTCTTGTATTTTTTCTTGTTTCGGCAACAAATCTGTAAGTTGTTTCATAACTGCCATATGATTTTTTACCATAGTATTATATATTTCAACTTCAGGAGATTTTTTAGTACCCCATTGATTTTCACCATTTTGATATTCGCTTATAACTCCATTCTGATTTATAACATTTTGTAGGTCTTCAAGTGTAACCGACATAAAAGCAGCATTTTCAATAAGCGAATGTATTCCCTTTTTTGTTTTAATATCTATATTCCCAAATATCTTGTTAAGTTTTTTTATTTCGTTTAAAATTCTTTCTTCTTTTGTTAATTCTTTATTTTTAATATCATTTTTCACAAAATACTCCCTCCTTTCATTTATACTACACCCCTTTATATATGTCCTGTGTGATATATGTATGTGGACACAGCGGTTTCCACGGCAAGCCTAATTGATACTATACGGGGGGTGGTATATAGGCTAAACTGCAATTAATCTTCATTTTTGAATAAGATTACCTTCATTATCAAACTCTAATCCATATTTAACAGAATTATGTTTCTCAAAATGTTCTTTGTTATGACATTCTTGACATAGATACTCAAGGTTATCCCAATTAAGAGATACATTAGGGTCACTTATATTAGTTGGAGTAAGTAATATTTTATGATGAACTATACGCCCTGGTTTTCCACATCTATTACATAATCCATATACTGACTTAATAAATCCATCTCTGCATTTCTTCCATGCTTTACTTTTATAAAACCTTTTAGCAAATTCCTTTGCCATTTAATCCATCTACTTTCTTCTTCATTATTTTATAAATTTCTTACATTTCACCTACAAATAAAAAAGCATCCATTAAGGGTGCTTACTTTTCTAATAACTTTTCTATATTACTATTTAGTTTTGCTAATTGATTAATCATTATAAAGTTTTGTTGCATTATAGCACTTAGATAAGATATTTTCATACTATCATCTATATTTGCAAAATGAGCTACACCATTTTTAAAGAACTCATTCCCTTGAAGATCTATTACTATCTTAGTTAACAACTCTTTGTCTTTCTCACTCATACCATCAAACTTATAATTCTCAATAAGCTTTTCTCTAACCTCTTCTTGTTTTTCTTCTTTGTTTTCTTTATTCCCAAATAAACCCATATCTAAACCTCCTATAGTTTCTTTAATTATATCTATTCTATAAGAAGTTTAAATATCCTTTTATCATAACATTATTTTATTCCTATAATATTTCTGCATTTTTTCCATTTCTGCTTTAAGTTTTGCAAGTTCAGTATCCTTTGGATCCTTTTCAGGAAATCTCTTTTTAATTTCTTCATCAATAAGTCCCTGAAGATTATTTGTTTTCCAAGTTTCTAAAGCTTTGCTATAGTGTTTATCTTCCTCACTATCTAAATAAGCTTTAAACTCCTTGTCAGATTTTATTTTTTCTTTAAATACATCCAAACTACCAAATTTCTTTGCCAATTCAGAATCCTTTAAAGAATCATCAACATCCATATCATCTTCAATACTTTTTATAAGCTCTAGTAAATCTTTCTTTTTCAAAATCGCATCTCTCCTTCTATTTAAGTCCTCTTAACCATAAATGACTAAGAACACAATTAATTTTTAAACAGCTATTTCTAATTAAAGAATAGCAGAAACCTTTTCTACTACTTGCAGATAGGCAAAATAAAAACACCTACTACTTTTAATTAGTAAGTGCTCTGAAAATTTCTTTATATAATTCTCTTAAGGTCACATTTTTTAAATCCAATTTCAACTCATTATCTTTAAAGTCAAGTAATCCAATATCAGGTAAGCAATATTCTTTATCTATATCTTTAAATACCTTTTATCACCATCCTTTTTTTACAAATAAAAAGCACCCATATCTGGATGCCTTAATGCTGCTGCCACTATAGTCCCTACTGTAATAACAGCAATTATTTAATTCGTTCTACGCTATAGCTATATTATAGCATATTCATATCAAAATTTAGTGCCAACTTTGTGCCAATTTACTTGAAATGTGAACTACTTCTTAATTGGAGCACTCTTAAACCAATCACGCATTTTCTCGTTAAAAGAAATAGTCCCAATTCTTTTTTCAACATACTTAATCATTGAGTCAAATACATCTGCCCATTCCTTGTCACTAAATGATTCGTCATGGATAGTTCCAACATCATAGTGATAAAGATAACCTGCAAGGCCTAAAAGCGTTTCTTCCTCACTCAATGTGTCCAACCATTTTTGATTAGTTTCAATATCCTTGTTTTTTACTTCTCTTGCTGGTCTGCTTGTGTCGATAATAATTGAATTATCTTTAACTTCAATACATTCATGTCTGGTCGTAAATAATCAATAATATCTCGTATTCTCATAATTTAATTACTCCTCCATATACGGTTTAGGAAGTGGTTTCCATGCTATTACATAAACATGATTCCAATAATTTTTCCCTCCTATATTGTCATAATATATTCATGATATATAACTATTTTAAGTTTGGCATAGCTTTGATATTCCAATCTTTAGGCATACCATCGTATCCTGCTTCGTTATCTTCTGCATTAAATACACAATAACTCTCAAAATCATGTCCTACGAAAAAACTACAATTACGGCAACTTTCTTGTCTTTTACATTCATCTTTAATTTCTTGCATTATTTGTTTTGCTCTTTCTTTATTCATTTTAATTCCTCCTTAAACTCACAATATTTTCACTTTATAACCTGAATTCCAAACAGCTGTATTGCCAGTTTTCTTATAGCTTCACTCCTGTATCTGTAGAATGTTCGCCTGCTAATATTAAGCTCATCAGAAATCTGAGTATCTGTCATTTCCTGCGAATAGCTCATTACAAGTATCTTTCTTTCCTCTTCACTTAGCTTTGAAAGTGCATTATCTATTTTCGAAATAGCCTTCTTAGTCTCTTCCAAGTGTTCTACTGCCTTATCTCTTTGAAAGATTAAATTACATACTGCATCATCTTGAGCTTTTGCACTTCCTCCTGGCATACCAGTAACATTTATTTCTTTATATCCCTCAAGCGCTGCATTTAGTTCATTCAGCTTGTCCATCAGATTTTCTGCAGCTATATTTAAATCTTGATAATTTCTTAAAAATTCTATTGCTTCTCTTATGTAATTCATATGTAATCAACTCCTAACTTCAATACCTATATTTTCAGCTAAGATAATTAAATCTTTGACAGTTATATTTGCTACAGTAAATCCTCTTTTATCAGCAAATGATATAAACCAATCTATTAAATCTTCTTTATTAATTTTACCTTTCAGCTCTTTAAGCATATAAAAAGCAATCATTCTTTTATGTTTATTACTTATCATCTTGAATCATCTCCTTTTTAGATGTTGCCAATATTGCAGCTAACATAAATCCTATTGTTCCACCAAAGAATATACCTAATAAAAAATATCCCATTTAATACCCTTCTTTCACTCTATTTATGTTTATCTGCCTTTTCTTAAAATAAGCATCTTCAATTTCCTTAGGTCTAAATCCTAATTGATTACCTAGGCTTAGAAAAAAGTGTAATACATCTACATACTCTTCTAGAATTATGTTTCTATCATCTCTTTATATTTTTCCCCCTAAACTTATACTCTCTCACTTTATTCAACCTCCTTTTTAATCCAGTACCCTAATAGGTAATATTAACTCTAAATTTTCTCCATCTTGTGTAACCACAATAGGACTTACCTTACTGGTCATTCTAAATTCAACTTTATCACTATAGGTTTTAACTCCTTCTATCAGATATTTGGGGTTAACTGCTATAGTGAATTCGGTATCCCTCATATGCTCGGTAATACAAGTCACCTCAGCTTTTATTTCAGCCACTGGCACATACTTGTACACTTTCTGTGGCTTAATCAACTTCTCCTTAGGTGGTTTAAGCTTGAATAGCTTTTTAGCCTTCTCAGCTTTTGCTTTTTTAGCCGCCCATTCATTGTATTTTTGCTTATATTTTTCATAGGCTGTTTCTTGAAGGAACTTAGTTTTCTTCTCAGAAGCTTCTTTATCATATACTTCTTTGCACTGGCTTGTTAATAGAGTTAATTTATCCTCCGTAAGATTAAGCTTTAAATAATTTGTTTTAATACCACTTAAGAAGTCTAGTTCTTTTTTAAGGTTATCTAGATTAATGCTAGATATATAATTATGCTCATCTGGAATAATAGATTTATAGTTTATAAATTCACCAGGTAAAGTTTTGCCTATAATTTCTATGTTACCTATCTCAAACTTTATATTTTCTAATTTTTCATCACCATAAACTATAACATCATCATCAGATTTATTGTTAAGTAAGCTATCTAACAGTTCTACAGTATTTTTATTCAGGACAAACTTTGCATTAGATTCGTATTTACCTTTTCTGACACTCATTCTTACACCATCCAAGGCACAAGTTTCATTTCCATTGAAGTATATGCCTTTAAGTATTGGTCTTACGTCATCTTGTGCCATAGCATATTTAACTTCTAACATTCTATGAAGTTCTTTTTCTGCAGTAGTAAATAGCAAATCTCCTCTGAATGTTTCCTCTGTAAAGTTCTTTTGCACATCCTGAAGCTTTATAATCTTATTACCCGCTTTGATACATTCATCAGTTAGTGTTAAATAATCATCTTTAAGCTTTTTAATCATATCGACTATCTCTGAAGGTAGTACAATTTGTCCATTTTCTTCTGAAATCCCTTCTAAGCTAATGGTTAAAGTAGTGTCCATATCTGATTTACTTAAAATTGTTATATCCCCTATAGTTTTAATAAAAATATCATCAAACACTAATTTACCTTTTATCTTAGATAATGCTTTTAAAGCATCTTTAAGTTTTTGTACACTTAATTTTACTCTCATTGTTATGTTAATCCTCCAAACATATATAATTTTTAATCCTTGCTTTTACAGCTTCTAGCAACATATTTTGATTAATCTCTTTATTACTCAAAGCTCTCATGACATCTTCATCTACAGTGCCAGATGCGACAATGTGATGGATAATTACGGTTTCTTTCTGCCCCTGCCTATGTAATCTTGCATTAGCCTGCTGGTAAAGCTCCAAGCTCCAGGTAAGTCCAAACCAAACTATAATATGACCTCCTGCTTGAAGATTAAGTCCATGTCCTGCTGAAGCTGGATGTACGAGTAATACTGGAATATTACCTTTATTCCAATCTGAAATATCTTTTGAATCCTCTAAACCTTTTGCTATAATCTTATTTTTAGTTAGAAAGTCCATTATTCTGCTGTAGTCATGCTTATAGGAATAGAATACTAAAACTGGTTTACCGTTAGCTGCCTCAATGACATCAAGTAAAGCATTTAACTTCTCATCATGTATTATTTCAATTTGTCCATTTTCATCATAGACAGCTCCATTAGTCATTTGTAAAAGCTTATTTGTTAGTACTGCAGCACTATTAGCCACCACATTAGAATCTTTCAGTTTAAGTATTAAATCTCTTTCAAGTATCTTGTATTTTTTCTCTGCTTCCACTGGAAGTCTAACTCTTATAACATTATCTATTCTCTCTGGAAGCTCTAAGTAGTCCTTAGCTTTCATGCTAATACAAATATCTGATATCTTTTCATGGATGATGCTATCAGCTCCGTCTTTTAAAATCCAATCATAAACTACATATCCATTCTTTCTACCTGGTTTAAAGTAAGCTTCCCTATAACTTGAAACAGTTTTTCCTAAACGCTTTCCACCATCTAACAAATAAATCTGCGGATATAAATCTATTAAACTATTAGGTGCTGGTGTTCCAGTAAGTCCTACTATTCTTTTAAAATATGGTCTTACTTTCTTTAATGCTCTAAATCTAATTGCTTTAGAAGATTTAAAAGAACTTAACTCATCTATAACCACCATATTGAAGGGCCAGTTGCTAAAACATTCCTTAACAAGCCATTCAACATTTTCTCTATTAATTACATAAATATCTGCTTCAGCACTTAAAGCTTTTAATCTATCCCTTTTACTGCCTAAAATCTTAGATACTCTTAAGTGATTAAGATGGTCCCATTTTTCTACTTCAGTAGTCCATGTATCTTCTGCTACTCTAAGCGGTGCTATGACTAAAACCCTATTTACTTCTCCAAGGAATAACAAAATGTCTATTGCAGTTAGGGTTATTACGGTTTTCCCTAGTTCATAGCCCCATATCTAAAAATAATCCTGCTGCTGGATTATTTAAGATATGGGTTATGGCATATTGTTGGTACTCATGTGGTTTAAACTTCACTGCCTATCACCTCACTTATCAGTTTCATTATTCCTTCAATAGAATCTATAACTCTAACTTCAAAACCTAACTCTTCTATTTGCTTAACTCTATATTCTTGAATTGCTCTTAACTTTTCACCTGGTGCTTTAAGCTCTATAAAAATAATCCTCCCATGTGGTAGGAGAACAATCCTATCTGGCACTCCTGACACCCCTGGACTGACAAACTTTAGTGCTTTACCGCCAATCAACTCAATCTCTTTTTTAAGTCTTTTTTCAATTCTGCTTTCTTTCATCTATAAAACCTCATTTATAGTGGATACATGGCAACAAAATTTCTGTATATAAATAAATCACTATATTAGGCGTATATGTATATATGCGTATACGCCTATTTATATAAATAATACTTATATAATATTTTTTGTATCCATTGTATCCACTTAGTATTAAACCCTTATAAATACTGGTTTTAACGTGGATACAACACTGGATACAGTGATAAAATTTTTGTATCCGTTGTATCCACTTCCAATTATTTTAAATTTAACTTTGTATCCACTAACTTTTCCTTATAAAAGCTCTTTGTCTTCCATAGACTTTCCCAAATCTTAAAGTGCCTTTAACCTTTTCCCATCCATCAAGTTCACTTAAGATATCATTAATTTCTCTTGATATTATAGGTGAGAGCTGTTTAGGATCTCCATTAAAAAGCTCTACCCATATTTCCATTACACAGGTCTTAGTTCTTTGTATAGTGCCTTCAGGTACTTCTCCAAAATCTGAACCATGTATATAGTTCCTTCTTTCTGCTATTCCTAATTCATACCAATTTTCAGGTAACAACCTATTTAAATACTCTTCTATAATCCCTGCTTTAGCGCTTTCTTCACTGTGTGCCTCTTGCTGCTTTTGAGCTTCTTTTTCTTCTTCACTACTTAGATATAATTGTTCTCCTGCTTTGAATAGCTCCACAGCTTCAGCCCATATTTGATCAATTTCATAATCTGTTAAATCTTTAAATACACTCTTACTAGGCTTAACTACTCCAACATCTATTGGCCAAAACCTTCTATTACCTGTTTTATCTCTTAAAAACTCTCTATCATTAGTTGTACCTATAAAAACACACTGTCTTGGGAATCGGCTTGTTCTCTTCCCGTATGCTACTCTGTAAATATCTTCTGCTTTAGATAGGAAATGCTTTGTAGCTTCAATGTCCGCCTTCTTAGTAGCCATCATTTCTCCCATTTCCAGTATCCAAACCCCTTGAAGCTGTTCATATGCTTCTTTACCACTTACAGTAGTTAAACTATCACTGTACCACTCTCTACCTAATTTTTTTATTATAGTACTCTTACCTAATCCTTGAGGACCTGAAAGAACAGGCATATTATCAAACTTAATCCCTGGAACAAAAACTCTTGCTACTGCAGCAACTAATATTTTTCTTGTTACAGTCCTTACATATGAATTATTCTCAGCTCCTAAATAATCTATAAATAAAGTATTTACTCTTTCTATACCATCCCATAAAAGACTATTTAGATAATTCCTTACTGGGTGAAATGAATGTTTTTCAAACGATAGAGCTAATGCATCTGAGCATTTTGCAGTTGAACTTATTCCGTAGTATTTTTCTATAAAATCCCTAAGCCCACTATCATCTGTATCGTTCCAATCTGATTTATTATCTTTACTTCTCCATGGAAGTTTACCAAGCACTACAGCTCTATTTGAAAATTCATTAAAGGCTATCTTTCCTTTAAGCAATGGTTCATTTTCTATTATTAATAAGAAGTTGCTTATTGTACTTTTAAGTTTACTTTGTTCTGTATAAGTCAATTCCTTCAACCATTCTGTGCCAACTTCTTCATCTGTAACCATATCAAAATCCTCTTGAGCCTTTTCCATACGTTCTTTACCTAATGTGTGCATTACCCTTTTATCAGAACTTGCAAACTCAGTCATTCTAGTAAATGAAGGCAATCTATTAGCCGGAGTATCTTCTTTAGCATCTTCATCTAAATGACCAAACTTGTGAATTCTAACCAAGTCAAAAGCATTACATAAAATTCCACTAGCAGGATCTGTCCCATGATGACTATAGCTAAATTTATCTTCATAAACCACAACTCCACCAGTAGTACTTCCTGGTGCATATGTGTATCTTGTACTATCGGCACCTGGAATGTAAACATCACTTAAAAACTCTGCTATAGCTTCACTTATACTGTAGGTCCTACAAAATGCACCTATAATACCCTTCTTCTCTAAAGGATCTTCCTGCTTCTTTATAGCACTTGTGATTTTTGCTCTAGCCCTGCTGCTCTCTGGCCAGTAACTTACATCCTGCCATCCAAATGTATATCTTGCTAGTACATCATCTGGATTAAGCCATGGTAAATCCTGTACCTTAAATACATATTCCCCATCACTTGAAGTGCTTGGCCAATACATAAGTCTTGAAGGTTCATAAGTTGTATCGTCAAACTGGTCTATTCCTAAATCATCTGCAATCATTCTAGCAATAGCTTGATATTCATCTGGAAGCACTGGTCTTGATAAAGGTATTATAATTCTTAATCTTTGATTATCCGGAGCATGTGAGTGAGTTGAATACATAACACATGCAAAATCATATAATAGCTCTATACTGGACCATATATCGCCATTTACATAATCTAGGTCTAAGGTTAATAATGTTCTATTTGCTACATTCTCAGCTTTTCTACGACCATTCTTTAAGGTACCTCCTACAAATCCTCCAACATCCTTAATTCTGTCTCTTTCACTCTTAGGCATTTTCTTGAATTCTGCATAAGTTTCAGGAGTTCTTGTAGTAGTACCTAGCTTATCAACTAAAGCTGAGTACAACATACTTTTATTTTTCCAATGAGTTTCTTTTCTACCTTTTCCGGTAGCTATTGTTATGGTGCCATCATACTTAATTTTAATAGCTTGTTTTTTCTCTGCTTTGTATTCCAAATTACCACCTCCTTTAGACTATTTTGTATTAATCCTTCATATAATAATTACATTCATATCCGTCAGCTTTTAATGGTAATCCGGGAGCCCAATCTATTGGCTTTGCAAAAATCTTATTAACTTCTTCTACACTCCCAAAACCTTTAGGTACATCCATTACTAATTCATCATGTACATGCATTACTATTGGATATCCTGTTTTTTCTACTCTAAACATAGCTTCAGCTAAGCAGTCTCTTGAAGTAGCTTGCACTATGTTTTCTACAAGTTTTGGTCCATAAGTATCTATCCTAGTCCACTTCTTAGACGTTTGTTCCATACCTTCGTAGGTTATCTTATCTCCACTAAATGTCTTATGTGGTTCTATCTTGGGTCTTACATAAGATAATCTTCTACCACTTGGAAGCCGTATAAATAAAACTCCTGGATTATATATAAACTTAATGCCATGCTGTATACATACAGTAGTTTTTTCTTTAATAGCTTTCTTTGCTGCTTTATCAACATCCCACCAAAATTTTACTATATTAGGATTAGCAGCTCTCCAGCTACTAACTAGCTCTGGAAGTTCCTCAACTGGAATACTTTTACTCTTATCCATAGAAATGATAGCCCCCACACTCCCACCATAACCAAGTGCTAGCTCTGCTATCTTTCCCTTTTGTCTAAGGTCTGAACCTTTCTTAATATTTTCTATAGGCACATGAAACATTTGACTTGCTGATGCTTCGTATATTTTTCCGTGGGTTTTGAAAACATCTAGTCTCCACTGCTCTCCAGCAAGCCAAGCAATAACTCTTGCTTCAATAGCACTAAAATCAGCTACTATAAATCTGTTGCCTTCTGCAGGTATAAAAGCTGTTCTTATAAGCTGTGATAATGTATCTGGAATACTATCATAAAGAAATTCAGCTTCATCAAATCTCCCTTCTCTTATTAAGTTTCTTGCATTATCTAAGTCAGACAAATGGTTTTGGGGTAAATTTTGAACTTGAACTAATCTTCCCGCCCATCTGCCAGTTCTATTAGCTCCATAAAACTGTAATAGTCCTCTTATCCTCCCATCTTTACATCTGCTATTTAGCATAGCTTCATATTTTTTAATCGAGGTCTTTGCCATAAGCTGCCTTAGTTCTAAAATTCTTATAACATTTTTATCCTTAGCAATTTCTAAAATTTCTGGAATACTATCTTTAGTAAGGCTCTTAACCTCTTGTCCAAGTTTTTCACTTATCCAATTCTTTAGTTGTGTAGTGCTGTTAGGATTACTTAATCCTGTTATTTCTCTAGCCTCATTCATTAATTTTTCAGTATAGGTATTATCACATTCAATAGCCTTTTCTATAAGAACTAAGTCTGTACCAATACCTCTATCATTTATTCGTTGATCTAACTCCCACAACCTCTGTTCTCTCTCTAATGTTTCAAACTTACTTAATTTCTTTCTTATTTCTCTTTCTACCAACACGTCTTGTTTGCAGTACTCTTTGAAAGTTTCCCACTTTTCAAGATCATGCTCTGGAAAGTTTCTAGTTCTTCCTCCATTAGCTTTAGTTGGCTTACAAGGCTTACTAAAATATTGAATTAAAGCCTTACCCTCTTTCATCTTCTGCTTATCATCTTCAAAGTTTAGTACCTTACCTACCATCTCAAGTGAGCCAGGCAAACCCAAAGTCAAAGCTTTAATCATAGTACACTGCCACTGCTCTGGTGGCATTTCTATATTTAAATATTTGCTTAATGCTGTACGTTCAAAATTAGCATTAAAGGCTGTTTTAATCACATTAGGACTGAATAGTGCATCCTCAACTTCCTCTGGCACGAGTTCACCATTCTCTAAATCTATTATCTTAACTTCTTCATCATCAAAGGCATATGCAAATAGCATTATTGTGAAGTCTGGGGCTTCACAATATCTGTAAACCCCAGCTTCTTGAATATCCACACTTGAGTAAGTTTCTATGTCTATACTTAAAGTTCTCATAAGATTAACCTAAAAAATCATCTTCTTCACTTTCTACAGCTTCAAAATCATCTTCTGCTCTAGTGAATCCGCCAAGAGGTTCTCCGTCAGCTAACTTCTGAACATTTCCAAGTCCACAAGCTACACCTTTATTACCACTTGCACTAAATGGATAGAAGTTAAGAGTTAATCTCGCATAGCAGCCGCTGTAAACTTCTGTTGCATCAAGGATAGGTTGAACGTATTTATCTACTATACCCGGCTTATTCTTACTTGAAGCATTTAAGAAATAACTATTTTTATAGGCTTCATCATCCGGTCTTTCTGTATCCCCATCTCTTAAAGGCGTTTTTAAGCTAGGTGGAACTTTTCCTCCCCACTTAGCTTTACCTTGTTCTTTAGCTTCGTTGACCGCTTCCTTAATAGCTTTTAAAGTTTCTGTATCACTCTTAGGAATTATTACACTAACTGAATATTTTGGTTCTTGTCCATCAATTGCATGCGGCTCAAATAGATGAGCATAGCTTAGTCTAACTTTTCCTGTAGTTACTTTTGTCCCTGTTCTTTTTGCTGTTACATTTGCCATAATTATTATTCTCCTTTTTTTTAATCTATTTTTTCAAAATCTGCTTTTGCAGAATTAAAAACTTGTCTTTTATCACTTTCATGTACTAATACTGGTTTTCCTGGTGGTTTTATAATATAATCGCCAAGTAGTCTCTGAACTTCCTTTTTACCTATTGCTGTCTCCATGTTAGAAATGCCAGTAAGCTTTTTAGTATAAATAATGTCTTCTAGGAAGCCTTGTCCAAGTAATATCTCAGCAACTTTATTTTCATCAGCCCATTTCCTATTACTTCTACCTTCAACTACTTTAAAGCCTGGATATACTTCACCTTTTAAAGCTTGTTCTAAAGCATATTCTTGTACATCTTTAGCCCAGCTGATTAACTCATCTGCCTTGCTTAATATGTCCGCTATTTCTAGATTATCTAGTGTATTAGGCTCTTTAAATTCATACTTTGCTAACTCTAAATTCTTTTCAGCTCTAGCTCTGCAAACTGCTTTAGCTTTACAAAATGTACAATGGTCTCCTGGACAAAATTCTCCTTCACCTTTAAAGGCTAACTCTGCTGTAGGTTTTAAAACTTCTTCTGCCCACTTTAGTAAATCTTCTACCAATATTTCATCTGTTGATATGGAATCTAATCTAGGCTGTACTATAGTCATCTTCACTTTGTTAATATCATACAGAAAACCAAACTCTGCTATAGCTCCGAGTGCATAAAGCCTCATTTGCTTATTACCTACTGCACTAACCGGAACACCTTTGCCATACTTAAGGTCAACTATTTCCATTATGTCATCTGCGATAATAACAAAGTCTCCTGTCCCAAATCCTTCCGGAACCCACTCACTAAAGTCTAATCTTTGTTCAATTCTAAATTGGGCATCTGGAGTTTTTGTTTTAGCCTCTGATACTTTTTCCATGCAAGTTTCTATGTATATATCTACATAGTCAGGCATGTCTTTTGTAAATAGTTCATTCTCTTCTATTTTCTTAAATTCAGCATTGTATTTTCTCTTAGTGATTTCACCTAAATTAAACCTTAATCCTAATTCTCCAAGTGCATGAGCTAGTGTACCTTCTGCGGCATATTCACTAGATTTGTTTTCAAATTTTTCTTCAAGTCTTGCGGAAGGAGGGCAGTTCATCCATTTACTAGCTGAACTTGCACTTAATAATGCGTGCTGTGCCATTATTTTGCCTCCTTATTACTTTCAATAAATCTTTTAACTAGTGGTATTTCCTTTTTGCTAACCCACTTAAGCCAGGTCCCGCAATCACCACAAACTAATGCTGTTTGTGCTCCTCCATTATTAAGAAACACATCTGTACTACCACACTTATGGCAAGCATATTGTTTCATTTATAATAACACCTCCGCTTCTTTATATACTGCAACATAATCCTCTTCTTTTAAGTCTGGAACTCTTTCAGCACCATATTTAGCTACAAGCTCCTTAACTTCTTTTTGCTTACCAGCTTTCATTATTGCTCCGAGTCTTTCCCTTATCATTTCCTTAGTTACTTTAGGCTCTTCATCTTTAGGATCTTCTTTGACTTCTTCATTAGTCTTTACATCATTTTCAATTGGTGGCTCTTCTACTCTAGTTTCTATCTTTTTATCTTCCTTAGCAGTATCTTCAACTTTTGTTTCTATAGGTTGTTTATTTTCTTTTGGTATCTCCACTGCTGGAGCTTGTACACTTTCATACTGTGGAACAAAACCTGTTTTTCCGAATGCACTTGCAAATGTTAAAATTTCTTCTACTGAATTAAATTCCACTGTAATTTTCATAATTATTTTTCCCCCTTTAAAACTTCAGTTATTATTCTTATAGAATCGTTTAATGCTCGGTTATAATCAGTTGCAGATATGTCCGGATATTCAATCATTCTTAAATTCATAAGCACTTCTTCTAAGGCTTTTTTATATTTTTCAATCACTTGTAAATCTCACCTTCTTTCTGATATACTGAAATTGCGAGTTTTTATTTTTGGTTGCTTAGGCAACCTTTTTTATTCATCTACTTCAAAAGTTATTTTTCTACCTTCATCCATAATTATTGCTATACCGATTTCTTGACATAATAAACAATCATTTAAAGTTATAGTTTCAATATCTCTATCAAAAGTAAGCTTTGTCATAGTCTTTTCTTTCCTTTCACAATTTTTGACTTGCCCCTACTCTTATAAGGTATAAGCCCTCTTTTTCTAAAAATAATGCCATTTAAAGTTTCTAAGTCCAGCCCAAGTTGGTTCAATATTCAAGTTATTACAAAGCCTTATGTAAGCTTGTATTATTTTTAAGCTCATCTAAATCCCTCCTTTATAACTCATAGCCTTTACTATTTTCTCGTCAAGCTCCTGGCTTTTTGCTACTTAACTATCGCTATATAAACCTCCTAATTTGTTAGTTTAATTAACTCTGTTTTAATAAGATTGAGAAATTCATCCTTCTTAACTAATTCCTCTTTTAATCTAGTTATTTCCTCTTCTAGTTCTATTTCTCTTGTTGTCTTTCCAAAGCAAATAACATTGGTATATTCGTCTACATGTTGTTGAGTAAATCTTAAGTCAGTTCCAACCTTGAAAAATTGCAACTTATTTCTAGCTACTTCTCTTTTTATAGTCTCTGGATGTACATCAAACATTTCTGCTAGGTCTTTAACTTTGTAATACTTCAAAGTTAGTTCCTCCTTTCTAATTAATTTAAGCATGCAATTTCTTCTGCTACTTCACTTTCAATGTCTTTACCCAATATCTCCTGTATAACTGGTATAACTGATTTATAGTACCTGAAACATGGGACTTCTTTGTTACTGTACCTTGACTTGTCATGAAACCATTTCCCGTATTCTTCAGTTTTTAAATTATGTTCTTTTGCAATCCTGCCAACCTTGTTTGCACTTATACCTAAAATCTTGCCAACCTGTTCTGCTGTTAATGTTTCCTCCTGTAGTTCTGGTAGTGGTAATAACGGTTTGCCTGCCACAATTTCAGTCGCATAAGTGTAAAGTATTTGCCTGTATGTAGGGCTTATCTCCTCTTTCTCGGCAAGTTTTAAAAGTATATTAGCTTTTCTTACAAGTGAATTATTGTATCGTGCTTCTGAAAGTTTCTTCTTATCCTCAGTTGGGATTATCTTAGCTTGTCCCTTCCTTAAAGCCTTTAATATTTTTCTTACCCATGCTCTAAACTCTTTAGCTTTTTCTGTACCTGATAGAAATGTTACTTCATAAATCCCATCTTCTGTGAAAACTCTCATTTCCCTTGATACTTCTCGGTTTCCTTCAAGTACCCTCAGTTTGAGATAGGTTGAAAATTCATTTTGTTTAAGATATTCATTTCTATCAACAACATTGTTGATACCAGTTACTGGATTTGAGTAACCCAATGCCTCTCCTAATTGTTTTGCAGTCATGTAAATATTGCCTTGTTCGTCTTTCCAAAAATCACATTGGACTTGTCCGAAATTTTCAGATTTAACAATTGCTAAATTATTCATTTACTTGTCCTCCTTTTGTTCATCAGAAAAAAATACTGCTAATACACTCTCCCCTAGCGCTTCTGCTATACTTTCCATTGTTTCTTTACTTGGATTGTGCCTAAGACCTCGTTCTAGATTACTAATATAGCTTGGGGCAAGTCCTGTTAGTTCTGACATTTTATAGAGACTGTATCCCAATTTAACCCTCATTTCTTTTATATTATTCAACAAATTTCATCTCCTTCCATATCGTTGTGATATTATAATATCATGCTCTGACAGAGTTCATCAAATAAATCATTCTCCGTTAGAGTTTGTTATTTTAATTTATCGCTTTCTGTCAGAGTTTATCTTAAAATATCTTTATTTTGCTATTGTCTTTTATTCTCTAAAGGAATATAATATATTCTAGTAGAGAATAAAAGGAGGTTCAAAAATTGATTGGGAAGAATATAAGGAGAATTAGAGAATCTAAAAAAATGGGTGTTAATGAAACCGCAAGAAAAATAGGTATGAGTGGTGGATATTTAAGTGCGCTTGAAAGAGGTGAAAAAAAGAACCCTAGCACGCAGACTTTAATCAAAATCGCAGATGCTCTTGGTGTACCTTTAGATTATTTATTAAGAGAATCAGTAAAAGCAATAATTGAAGATAAGTTAGAAGAGTTAAATATGACTTTTGAAGAGCTGTCAGCTAAAACTAATATTCCTATAAAATTCTTTGACAATATAGATAATATAATTCCTGATGAAGGGGATTATGACCGTTTAAAGTTAATTGCTAATACCCTAGGATTAGAAGAGTCTATATTATTAAAAGCTTTATCTAGGCAAGAGCCGCCTGTATATGAAGGCACATCATCAACTCCTGAGGATGATTTTGTGCAAGAAGAATCTACTTCTTATGATGTTGATGAGTTTAGAGACCCCGAATCAGCTATGGCATTTTTGATAAAGCAGCCCTCTTTAGCTGCATATGGTGGGTATGATCCTAAGGCCATGTCTGATGATGAGGTAATAGAGTTTGCAAATGAATTATTAAGACAACTTAAGTTATTAGGATTTAAATATAAAAAGTAGGTGTTATTATGCTTAGGTATAAATGGATTGATGATATTATTTGTGGTCTTATTGATAGATATGATACAAATAATGTTTATGAGATTTGCGAAGGTGAAAATATTAAAATAGTAAAGCTAGATCCTGAGAATATTTTATTAGATAAAAAGGTGGCTTACTATTACAGAGATATTGAGGATAATGAAGTTATTTTCATTAGGAATAACTTACATCCAAATATAGAACAATTCATACTTAAGCATGAGCTTGGTCATGCATTACTGCACCCAGCCATACTTAGCGCCCCTTATACACTATCAAATGTTGGAAGGTTAGAGAGGCAAGCTAATTATTTTGCTTTAAAACTATCAAACTTAAATTTTGATAAAGTTGAACTTGAAGGTATGACCTTAGAACAAATCTCAAAATATTTTAAAATTCCACACCAACCTTTGAGGGAATTATTTTAAGGTGTCAACAATGTCAACAAAATTACTATATATAATATAATCGCTATATTAGGGGTATATGTATATACGTGTATATGCCTAATTATATAAATAATACTTATATAATATTTTTTGTTGACATTGTTGACGTTATAGCCTTAACTATTGGTATTAGTGGCTTTACACTGTCAACAAACTTGTCAACAAAGGTATTTTTACTGTTGACACTGTTGACACTTACAATAATTGTTAATTCAACTTTGTTGACACTTGGTAAATACTGTATAACAAATTTTATTTATATAAATTCTTATTGAAAGGAGGTGAGAAAGAATGGCAATAAGGGAAACTGAGAAAGGTTATTATGTTGAGGTATATTTAGGCAAAGACCCTCTGACAAATAAGAAGATTAGAAAAACAAAATTGTTCACGCCTAAAAACAGAAACTCTCTTAAAGAAGCTAAGATGTGGGAAGCTGAAATATTATCCTCCTACAAAACCGGAGAACTTGATTTAAAGGGTAATATGAAACTTTCCGACTATCTTGATTATTGGTTTGATACCTATGTTGTTACTAACACAGCATATCAAACACAGAAACGCTATAAAACGCTCTGTAATTGCATAAAAGAGCATATAGGACATTTACCTTTGGAGAAGCTTAAAACACCTATTATAGAGCGATTTTATGCGGACTTAAAAAAAGAAACTATAACTCTTAAGAATGGAACTAAAAAAAGACGATACATGGATGGTACTATTTTAAAAACACACAAGCTGTTAAGGCAGGCTCTTGATAAAGCTGTTGCCTGGGATATGATTGCTAAAAATCCAGCGGACTATGCTACAGCTCCAGAAGATGATGAAAGAGAGATTAATACTTGGAGTATTGAAGAAGTAGAGTCTTTCTTAGAATTAATAAAGGATTCTAAGTTATACTTACCCGTATTCATAGCCTTTCATACCGGTATGCGTGAAGGCGAAATATGCGCACTACAATGGAGTGACATAAATTTAAAAGAAGGGTTTTTAACTGTAAATCATAACTTGGTACAACATAGCACAGAATTAGTTTTAGAAGAACCAAAGACATCAGCTAGTAAAGACATTATAATCTTAACTAAACAATTAAAAGATAAGCTTGAAGAAGTTAAAAAACATCAAAAAATATTATATTTAGAAAGTGGAAAGACAGTAGAATTTAACTATGTTTGCTCTTGGGATGATGGCAGACCACTAAGACCATTATATGTTACAAAGACCTTTACAAAGCACGTAGAGAAATATGGGTTTAAGAAAATTACATTTCATGGTTTAAGACATACTCACGCAACTATACTATTTGCTAACGGTGCTACTAGTCATGAAATATCTAAAAGATTACGCCATAGCAGGGTAGCCACAACAGATGATATTTACATCCACATAACAAAAGAAATAAAAAAATCTACTGCTGATATATTTAGCAAAGCAGTAGAATCCGTAAAATAA